AAAGTAATCGAATTAGATATTTTAGAGTCTCAAATAAATTCTGGATTTATCTATAAGGAAAATGCCCTGGTAAATCCTAAAGATGTCTGGCAATTGACGGGACAAGGTCGTGGTCTTGCGCTTAAAGAAGAAGCCAATATGACCGATGTCATTCAGATTCAGGCGCCTCAGGTTCCCCCTTCTATGATAGAACTTTCCAAGATTATGGGAGAAGAGATTCAAAATATCGCTGGTATAAACGAAGAGTTACTCGGCAGTGCGATTGACGACAAGGCTGGTATCTTATCTATGCTTCGCCAAGGGGCTGGGCTTACAACGTTACAGGGATTATTCGACAATCTCGATCATGCTCAGAAGCTCTTGGGTAACTTGATGCTTCAATTAATTCAGGCTAATTTTACTCCAGGAAAGATTCAGAAGATCTTGGAAGGCCAGAAGCCTTCACCTCAGTTTTACTCTAAGGCATTTGGAAAATATGGCTCTACCATTGAAGAAGGTTTTAATACGACGACTCAAAAGCAGATGCAATTTGCGCAGTTGCTCCAGCTGCGAGAGTTGGGCGTACCTGTCCCAGATGAAGCTTTGCTCGACGCTGCGATTATCCAAGACAAGAAAAAGCTCATCGAATCTATCAATGCGCAGAAACAGCAGGCTCAACAGATGCAACAGATGCAAATGCAAGCGCAGCTCCAAGAGCAACAGGCGCGCACAGAACTTGCCAAATCTCGTTCTATCGCTGACCAGGGCTTGGGTCTTGAACGGCTTAGTAGGGTTAAAGAGAACCAGGCGTTGGCAGAAGAGCGTACTGCTGCTGCTGAAAAAGACCGTGACATGGCGATTCTTAACCTTATCAAGGCCGCCAAGGAGCTCGATTCAGTGGATATCTCCCACATATCGGAATTAGTTAAACTTACTGATATGATGAAGAGCCGAGAAGAAGCAACCTTAAATAAAGAGCAAGTAATTTGAGTAATTTTATATGGTCCATTGTCATATTCGGCTCTTGGATTCTTGGCGCTGATCATGAACACCAGTCTATGAAGTGGAAATCTGATCGCGACGACTGCTGTTTTATCGTATATGACCCCTTTCGTCCGCCATCTTATTACATAGGTTGGTTTGAAGATCTAGAAGAAGAGGCTTGTTATGATGCATGTCACCGTTAAGCTTTCTTCTGAGCAGTACCTTAAATTATCGTACTGCCAACAGATTACACATTTCGGCGAAGTTATGATGATAGTGGTAACTATCGCATATGTATTTAGTATTATGTTCGATAAACGAAGAATTTCTTGACTAACTGACGCGATTAACCGCACAATTCAGTTGTCTCCAAACTGTCGACAACTTGTCTATAGTTGAACTATTGCTATTATCCACTTTTGGCCCTTAAGAGTAGTTTGTCCCAGGCTTCGCCGTCGAAGAGATAACGAAAGTAAATGCTTCGCCCGGCAGGCACAAGTAAGAGGACTCAACCTTGCAGCTCTTTCGAGGCCTGCAGTTACTTAAAGGAGCCACTATGGCTAAAAGACATCATTCTAGTATGCGATCTATGGGTCGCGAAGCAAAAGGTGGCGCCGGCCATCACCGCGACATGCATAATGATGAATCACGAACACAACAAGATGGCGGCGTAATTGGAAACTTTAAGCACCATGATTACTACGCAGGTATGGAATCACGACGTCGCATGGAGTTAGAAGATGCTGGCATGATCCATGAAGATCATCGTGCAATCGCTAATCTTCCTCAGGAACTCATGATTAAGCCTTATCCGAGAACTGGTCCATACATGCCAGAAGGCTTAGACGACACAATTCGTGGCGTTGATAAGCAGATGGACTATGATGACTCACAGCGCGCATCTCATTTCTATCCTAAAAAAGTATAGACCTACTACGCTCCTTGCGGAGCTACGAAGGTTAAAGCCTACTTAATAAGGAGTAAAAAATGAGACAGAAGATGCTCGAAATCTTCTACGCCACAGGACACGTTCGTAAAGATGGACTAGCACACTTGTCGCAAGATGAGGCAGCTGTTACTCAGGAGAATGTTGCCGCTATTGGGCGCAACCAATCGCTCAATTCATATGAAAGAGTATTTCATGATGAACTTGATCGAGAAGATATGAAGCTTGGTAAGGTAAGATATCCTGAACACACGGTTGAACCTCGCAGGCGACAAGAGCTTGCAGATGGCGGAATGATCCGTGAAGATCATAACGCTATGGCAAACTTATCGCCACGAGCAATAAGTCATGAATATCCACGGTTAGGCTATTATGCCACACCTTACATCGATTCTATGACGCGGGTTAAGGCACAATCATCCAAGAGCCGTAAACGTTAGTAACTATTTCCATGGGAGAGGAGTTGTTTCTCTCCCATGAGTTTGTATCACGGGGATGACTTGCCTGTCAGTTACGGCCGCATTGGAACACCTGTTCCGGGAGCATCTATGAATTGCCCATTACCAACAAACCAATTGAATCTTGATAAAGCCTGTATAACCTGTCTGAGCGCAAGCTGTGGTCAGTTTCAGCAGTCTACATCAACGAATTCATGCGTTTCGGGGACATTACAAGCGTCACAAGTGTGGGGAGCGCAAGGCTACTTCAACTCACTCTGTTCGACGAATGCTAACTTCACGAACGCATGCATATCGAACCTAACATTGGCTAACTTCACCCCTTCAACAAACTATCGCGCAACCGTTAACTACAGTAATAATGCTGTCTACGCGCTCGGCTCTCAGCTTAACTTCACTAATATCGTCGATGATCCTAACAATAACGTGCTCTTAACGCCTGCAACGAGCTACACTGCTCCAGTAACTGGGTATTATGACTTTACCTTTAAAGTTAATATTACCGCCGTTAATCCAAGTAATGGACCTATCTTGGGAAGCCCTGTGGCAAATCCTCAGATATTCGTTAATGGAATACCCGTTCGCGAAATATATGCGCCATTTATAAGCTTCTTTAATTCTCAAAACGTAATTCTTGATAGCTTGATAACGCTCCAAAAAGGAGACATTGTCACTATGGCGTATAACGTTCTCGCAGGGGCAGGAACTCCTGTCGTTGGCACTGTTAATATCATCGGAACTGGAATTGAAGATGGTAATTCATTCTTCAAAATCGTTCTCATATCAGCTATGGGAGCAAGCGGTGGCCAACCAACATGTCCCCCATGTCCTAATGTGGTTATTTCGTGCGCAACAAATACCCCGATGACCAACCCTTGTTCAACCTGTTAGGAGAATAACTTGTCAGGCGTAGCTGTAATAACACTTAGAATCCCTAATCCTGGAGGCGAAGACTGATGCCCTCAATGTTAAGAATGCCCGGCAAAGGTAAAAAGATAGCGTGGAATATTCTTGGTAAGCCGGCGAATATTTCATATAAGCCAGATGCCAAGCAGCGCAAGATTAACAACGTCCTGTTGTTCCAGCAGACGACGAGAACTCGTTAAGGAGACCATGAAAAAATGCGCTCACTGTATGAAGAAAGCTGCTAAAAAGGCTAAGCCTAAAGCGAAAGCTAAGGGCGAATCTAAAGTTGGAAAGGTCATGAAGGAGTATAAAGAAGGTAAGCTTCACAGCGGATCTAAAAAGGGTCCTAAGGTGAAGAATCCTAAGCAAGCGATTGCGATTGCTCTTTCAGAAGCTCGTAAAACCGGTGCTAAGATACCTAAGAAGAAGTAGTAGAACTGAGGGGGACTTATCATCCCCCTCAACCTATGTTAATCGTGTCTCAAGAACGGCATGAATAAGAAGTAGGTCATACCATGTTGGATAAGCGCTGCTGTTCCCCAGTGTATGAACTGAGCTTCTGTCAGCTCGAATCCTAGGTGGCGCACAAGAATGAACCACCAGGCTGCGACCACAACTGTCATCACACCGGCGAGCACAATCCAGCCATTCCTCGTTTTTGGAGGAATGATTCGGTAGAACCGGTTTATACCCACCAATATGATGCCACTTACAAGATAAATGAGCGAAAGATCGTACCATT